CATAAGCATTGAAATGTATAGAAACATCTAGATCGCGACTCTGACCATTATGATAATCGACAATAGTTGCTAGATTATCATTCTGATTTGTACTAGTATCGTCATGGAATGTTTTTACACCTATACCAGCCGAACGTAGACATTCCGCAACATTTTCAACTACCTTGCGAGCCTCGTCTACTTCATCGAGATAGCCACTTGCTCCTCGAATATGTTTACCATGACCTGATGAAATTACGATGTTCATATTATAGACAAAGCTTTATTAGTTCATTAATCTTATGTCTAGTTTCTGCCATTCCCTTTGCTCGCCCGTTCAAATAAACCTGTAATACTATAAAGAGCGGTTCAGAAGCAAACTCGATTGTCTCAGTCTTGATAGCAAAAAGCAAACTTCCATCCGTACCATAAATACGAATTGCTCCATCTATACGTTGTGCCCAACATCCACCCGAATTCTCTAATATTAGTTTTTCGTTAATATCCATACTATTATGTTTAGCTATCATTCCGTCCCGCGTGTACTCGTTGCCAAAGAGTTATCGGATCAAAATCAACCCCTGGCGGAAATGCAGCAATCAATGCATCGATCATAGGACGTTGTAAACTATCAAATATATTCTTAGAAACCTTTTGATCTAATCTTCCTCCGAGACATTCCGCAATCCAATTAATAGTTTGTGGATTAGTAGTAAATTCATCCTCATATCGACACGGTATAGCTTTTGGATTTTTTTGTACTAGCTTACAAGTTTCATCTGCCGATTCGATCTTATGAATAGCTTGCTCGCGAGTATAACCATGATATTTTATTAGCGATTCAAGAGCTGCCACAGGATCACGAGTAGTAACTAATAATAAATCAGCATGTTCTGTAAGATAATCTATCGTAGACTGTTCTAACGAGTGATGTGTTTTAACGACAGTATATTCTCTATTATCATTAAGAACTTTTACACTATCTCCCATACTTATAAATCTACCATAAACTATTCTATCTGGATATAGTGCCTCTGCTACTTTCATCGCTGCATTATGCATCCAAGTAGATCCTGATGCATACATTGCTTGTTGCCAAATCATACTGACCTCCTTAACCCGATTAATTCCTCTTCAAGTTGTTTAACTCGTGCTATTGTTAGTGCTAATACCTGAGTTATATCGTAGCCTTTCTCTTTTTCCTCACCACTTACCATAAAACGCAAAGTTTCATTAGCTTCTAACTCTTCTGCAATAAAACCTATCTGTCGAGCCTGATGATTGCCAGGATCTTTCAACCAATATCTTCTAGGATTAAGTCCATTCCATCCTTCTAATACATCATCCATAGGAATTTCTTCTATATTGCGTTTAAGAACTTCTGAAGATCGGTTAATGACGTTGCCCGCGTTGAGTGTACCGTCCACATACACTTCCCCTGGCTTCAACAGCATTACCCGAGGTAATGATGTCTTGTTGCCTACAAAAAAATCAGTTTCAAAAGTTCCTCCATAACTATGTGAGGTAATTCTGGAAGTAATTTTCAGTCCTGGATTAGAGTCATGACATCTAATCGCAAACGATGGAGATGTACCGGGAGGAGGATACTGGTAATTCCTAATAATTAAGACTTCATCCGCAGAATTACCCGCTGATGTATTATCTATTTTAATAGGGCTATTGCTATTAATTGGCCCGGTCACAGTGCCACCGATCAGTTGCAAATAGCGTAAATCACCTTCTGGCATAGTCATACCAGTCCCAGACAGTATTTCGAATTGTGCTAATACACTATTCCAGATTACCTGATCTCCATATTTCACCGATAATCCTGCTATACCTGGAATACCTGGAGGAACTATCTCCGCTATCGACTCATCAACAGTAGCAGCAATATAGTATTCACCAGCTAAAACACCAGCCGAAATGTCAGGAATATTAGCTGCAACTTGCCAAACACCAAGATACTTCACTTGACTAGCAACTAATGTATCTACATACTCTTTAGTAGTTGCCTCCATAAGCTCTATTGGAGCAGCAGCTAATATTAGAGGACCAGTCATGGTCCCACCAGCAATAGGAACATAGTCAAGTATAGTAGTATCTACATATTGCTTGGTAGCTGCTTCAAGAGGTAGGAGTGGATCATTAGCAAGTACTAAAGAACCAAGCATAGTATCGCCAGCTAACTTTACTACCTGTTCCCATACACCCATCACTCGTCCATATGCAAAGCCATCCTGCGGACCATCTGGAATAATTACACTATCGACGTATTGCTTAGTTGCTGCTTCCAAATCTACAACAGGGTCTTTGCTTAACATTAACGTCTTTTGCACCATCATCGTCGCACCAGTACCATTGAAGGTCATAACTGGATCTGAGTTAGCAGCGGCAGTGACGCTAATCATAACCTCGCTATCTGAACGCAATTCTGCTGGTCCACCTGAATGAAGTCCAAGAGCACTTCCAGCGAAAAACGAAACGAACGTTGAAGTTCGAAAGTCTATACCAGTAGCCCCATCATAGACAAATGGAATGTATTCTACTCCTACAACATCTACTAGTGGCTCCCATGCCGCATCTTTTCGACCATAGGTAACTCCATCCACAGGAGCATCTATAAAGGCTGTTGAAGGAACCCAACTTGCATCCTGCCTACTATATGGTGTCCCATCTATAGGCGCATCTATAAAAGCTGTTGAAGCTATCCATCCTGCATCCTGCCTACTATATGCAGTCCCATCTATTGGAGCTTCTTCTATGGACGGAGGAATTAACTGCCAGCCAGCATCTTGCCTACCATAGATTTGTCCATCAATAGGAGCATCTACAAATCCTGTTGGAACTATTTCCCATAGAGCATTTCTCCTGGCATAAGTACTACCATCTATAGGAGCTTCAGGTATAGTAGGTGTCCAAGTAGCATCTATCCTACCATATTGTATTCCATCTATAGGAGCTTCTTCAATTCTAGTAGGATCATGGGGATGGACATGATCTTCACGACTATACAATAAACTAATACCAGGATTTCCTGGATCGAGGTTTACTAGTGGTATTACATCACTAGGCAATGGAGCATCCGAAGGATGCACATGATCCATTCGAGAATACTTCATAGCAGTTCCCGGATCTGCTATTGCATCCATTAATGGCAAGTCATCACCAGGTAATGGTTTGTTAGGAGGTGCTGGATGTATATGATCTGCTCTACTATATTCCAAACTAACTCCCGGATCGCCCGGATCACTTTCCTCGATTGGGACAAGATCACTAGGTAATGGAGCATCTGAAGGATGCACATGGTCGCCTCTAGCATATAAATTGCTAACACCGGGATTAGCAATACTATCTATTAAAGGCGGATCATCACTAGGTACTTGACCTGGAGAGGCTGGATGTACATGATCTTCACGACTATATAACAAACTAACACCAGCAACACCAACACCATCTATAATAGGAATAGCATCACCGGGAAAAGTACTACCTGGAGTCAATGGATGCACATGATCTTCACGTGAAAATGCTAGGCTAACACCAGCATCAGCAACACCATCTACTATTGGCAATGCATCTCCCGGTTGGCTACCTGGAGCTAATGGATGAACGTGATCTCCTCTAGCAAACAAAACACTAACACCTGGATCAGCAATGCCATCTACTAATGGTAGATCATCACTAGGCATTTGACCTGGAGTTACTGGATGAACATGATCTTCTCTCGAATAAGCTAAACTAACACCAGCAACAGCAACACCATCTACTATTGGTAATGCATCTCCAGGTAATATAGTAGTAGCAGTAGTAGGAACCCATCCTGCGTCTTGTCTAGCATATGGTGTTCCGTCTATAGGAGCCTCTTCTATGCTAGGAGGAACTACTACCCAAGCACCATCTTCTCTACCATAGGTATTACCATCAATAGGAGCATCTACAAAAGTTCCCGGAGGAACTACTGCCCATGCGGCACTTTGTCTAGCATAAGCTTGTCCATCTATAGGAGCTTCAGGAGCACTAACAGTCCATCCTAAATCTTGCCTACCATATTGCAAACCATCAGCAGGAGCCTCTGGAAAAGGCGGGCCAGGACAAGCTCCCCCTGCTACTCCAGATATACGGTCTGGTACTATGATTTGATTCTTATCATGTCCCATAGTTTATGTTCTCCTTCGAATTGCGCTTCTTCGATTAGCTAACCTTTCTACAACCCTTTCCTCTTTACTAGGTTCTGTTTCGTCTATATTAATTTCTGTATTAATAGCTTCTTCTTGTGCAGCTAAATCAACTGCATCATAATCTCGCTCCCCCGGTCGAAGTATATATTTCTTCTTTTGGAGATGAGGAGGAATCTTATCCAAATCAACTAATGAATTGAACGGAATAAAAGTTCCTTTTAATATCATATTAACTTTTAACTTTACGTTTGCCATATTAAACTACGACTCCTTGAAGCACGGTCCACGCCATCAAATCGATCGGTACGGGCACCGGACGACTAGTTAAAGTATACATGTGGAAATTCTTATTAACATTAGCTTCTACCTTTGGCACTCGATCACTCATATAAGAATGCCACATGCCATCAGACTGTTCGATTTGCATAACAATAGCATAGATTAATCTATTTCGAACATCGGCACTACCTATCAAAACCTTATCTTCAGGAACTAACAATTGATTTCCGGCTGCTCCTTGGTAATGTCCTGAATAGATATAGTTTTCCATAATAGGATAAGTAAAGCTTGGACCTTTAGCTACTCCTGCTGGTAAAGCTTCGGGCATCGAAAAGTTAGTGATAGGAGTCAAACCTGAGAGATTCCTCATCAAATTTGTAACACTAGGATTATTCCACAAAGCAGCCCATGCTCTTGTACCATAAATAGCTACATTGCCATGATAGCCATTAGCATTCAATCCCTGCTGTGCTAACTGTAAATCATTCAAAGGCAATGAAGCAGGATCAGTCCAAGGCAAACCAACTGCTGTTATGTTAGTGAATCCATAGTCAATAATCTGATCTGTCTGATTGCGATAGTTGATTGGAATCCTACCATTAAACATACATTCGCAACACATCCATTCCTCAGTACGGGCAATCTCCTCGTCCATATCCTCCGTATCTTCAGCATACATCCTAGCTACCCGCTGTTCAGGACTAACAAAATCCCAACTATTCTCTCCCCAGAATGGACGACTAACTTCTCGCAAAGTAACAACTCTAGCAGGGGCTAAGATAGGAGCTTCAATAAACGTTCGAATGAACGGTCTACGCCTACCAACTACCTGACCTTCCATTGGTAGCACAAATGGAGCTAGCCTTCTACCTCCACGTTTAACATCTATTTGCACTACATCAGCAGGACTATAATCTACCCCACTGAAAAACATATCTCGAATAAACGATGGTACAGGATATCTAATACTAAGAGCCTCTATCATGCTAATAGTATTATACATCCCGACATCTATCGGAACCATAATGTCATGTGCTTCTGGACGAGGATTATCTCCTCCTTCTTGCACTCTCGCACGCCTGATTGCCATTTTAATTTTTCCTTTTGTTGTTATTATTTAATAACGTTATTATTTCATTACACTATGGTATAGGTGGATATGGAGGAGGAGGAGCTTCAAGCCCTTCATAGCCGGGATAGCTATACTCAAGATTAATACCTTTTCCTCGCAAAGCTTCACCAAGTGGACCATTAGGCGGAATAACTAACCAAGGTCCAGCATCTGGTGAGTTAACAGACTCAATCTCCTGTTTCAGAAATGTTCCATGTCTATACACCATTCCTACATTTGGAATAGTAGCACTAGTAGCATCACAATCAGCAGCTAGCACTCCGAATACCAAGGCTCCTGTTGCTGCATCGTCTGTAATAGGTACAGGTAAAGGAGTTAGTACTTTAGTAGCTTCATCATAGGACATAAACCTACCTGCTGGAATTAATCCTAACCCCATTGCTACATCGCCATTAAAGGTAGCTTCTGCATCCAAATCTTTTCCTATAATAGTAGTAACTTGATAGAATGTACCTGTCTTAACCATTGCCATAATTATTTTTCCTTTGTATTATTTTCCATTAACTTTATCTCTTTTAGCTCTATCACCACTAGGTCCGTCGCTAAAAGCTTTCATTAGAAAGTCAGCACCTCTACTAGGTTGTTTAGCCTTAACATTAGGTGCGTCACCCGCAGGAATGCTAGCAATAGGACTTCCATCTCTCTTCAACGCACTAACAGTATTACTACTAACCAACTGTTGTTTAGTTAGGTTAAAACATTCCATTGCTATATCAGAAGGCTGTAATCCTTTATCTTTAGCATTCTGTATAATAGCTTCCAAACCAGGAGCCATCATAGCATCCAGTCCTATTAACCTAGCCTGTTCGCTAGTCCTAGCTTCTGCAACTATAGCCTGATATTCATCAGGATGTTGCTGTTGAAACTGTTCACGAGTCATTGCCATGTTTTCGATTTCCTTTTCTTTTTCCTTTGGTTCACTAACTTCTACTTCTTCCTCGTTTATTTTCTCTACTTCATCTTTGGTAGCTAACTTATAATTAGGAACATTCTTATATCCATATTTCCCGACATCCATTAGCATTCCACTACAAAAAATCTTAGACTTTCCTACCTTAGCAATAGCATTAATCTTTCCCCTAACCTTATCGACAAAACCATAGTCTAAAGCTTCATCAGCAGTCATCCAAGTCTCTGCTTCCATTAAAGCCTTTATCTTATCTTCATCGATCTTACCCTTAACTTGATTCTTATAAACGCTAACAATAGGAGTAGTTATCTTATCCAGATCCTCTGCTGCTTTCCTCATTTCAATGGAATTACCTAAACATAATGCCCAGGGATTATGAATCATATAGCTAGTGTTATGCCTAGCAACTACTTGATCGGCAGCACAAGCTATTACCGTAGCAGCACTAGCACAAACACCATCTATATAAGCAGTCTTCTTAGAGTCGAAATCTGATATGATTGAATGTATAGCCTGAGCGTCGAAACAATCTCCTCCCAAACAGTTAATATGAATGTTAAGTCGTTTAATGTCTCCTAACCCTTGCAGTTCATCAGAAAACTTCTTAGCTGTAACTCCTCCGCCAGTCCAGAAGTCTTCACCAATCGATTCATAGATTCGCATAATAGCAGTTGAACTACTATCTTTCTGCTCTTCTACTATCTCTGTCTCTTCCTCTGTTAGATTTATATCTTCATCATTATCTAAGCGAAAGACTTCAACACCTACCCCTTGGTGCCCTTTGCCCTTGTTCCGAACAATGCTCCGTAAATGCGCTCGTATCATGCAATTATTTCCTCTTCTATTTTCGGTTCCTGTTGACCATCGTTGCTACTACCATCTTCATCACTTATTCCTAAAGTTAGCATAGGATTACCCTTAACATCAAGATTTCGAATATAAGACAATCCATTCTCTGCGCACAACTTATTCTCTATACCTTGCTGTATAGTATTCTGTCTCCAATCACTACCATTAATCTCTAACGATTCTATCTCTAGCGTTGAAACTCCTAACCTAATCTTATGCTCACTAGCCATAATCTCTTTGAGAGGATCAATTGAACCAGGACTAGCTCCTGCCCATGAACAGCGTGTCCAAGCTTGTCGAATCCTAATATCTTCAAAAAAACCTGGAGCCTTCCATACTCCTTTAGCAATAGCTTCCATCATCCAAGTTAAATAGACTGGTTGACAAAACTGATTAATCATTAACTTTCGCAACTGCCTAACTCTAGGCCAAAACTCTAACAATGCAGCTCTACTAGCCGAATAGCTAGCCGAAAATTGCTTCAACAACACTTCGAATGGTATCCCTAAACATGCACCTATGAACTTGCACATAGCAACTACATAGGGTTCAAATTGCTGTTCAGGACCAGCATTAATAGGAAAGCTAATCTTCTCGCCAGGTCTACACCAATTAACAATTCCAGGAGCTAACCTAATATCATAGGGATTTCTTTGTAGTACATCTGCAACATCTTCATCAGACAGTATTCTATCGAACATATCTGCTGAAGGCATTTCAGCCTCTACAAAACAAGTAAAATAACTCTTAATAACATTCTGTATGGTAGTCGATTCTATATATCTCTGCAATTGCTTTAACTCTGTTAGACATTTAGACATTAATGGAACACCACGACGTTGCTCTGGTCTTTCCATTTCACTAACCAACATAGCTACAGGTCTACCTGTCTCATCTCCAAAAGCAGGAACCCTAGTAAAATCACCAGTAATAGGCGTAACATAACTAGCATAGCCCGGGTGACGAGAAGCTACCCAATAGGCATCTACTTCTCCATCGTTTGTTAGTTCTACTCCACCATATATTTTCCTAACACCATCCTTTGTATAATCCAAATTCTGTCTTGGATCACAAACTCTATCCGCTTCTATTAGTCTAATCTTAGTATCATAATAACTACCTTGACGTTCCTTCATAGGCAGCAAACCCAATATATCTCCGCTAATAGCAGCATTACAGAAAGCCAAATCTTCCAGTTCATAGAAAGTATTACGTCTATTCCAATCGCATTCAACAGTATCAGCAAAGAGACTAAACTCCTCCTTTATCATATTGTTAGTCTTAGCAGTTTCATCGCTAGACATTCCTAACTTTTCCCCATCCACTTTAGGTAAAGGTAGTAAACCAGTCCCAATAGTATTAGTACGCAGAGTAAGAATAGCAGCACCAGCGATAGGTGATCCCATAAAAAGATCTCTACTCCTAACTCTAAGCAGAG